GACTGCGTCGGTAAATTCGCCAAGATGGCCTCACGCCGTTATCGAGAAGGATACGGTCTCGCCAGTCACGGCGTCGAAATACAGAATGCCGATGTTCACCAAGGAACGGTTGTTCGGGTCGGCCGTCACGGTCAGTTGCGCGGGTGGATTCGGCGCCACCGATGCCTCAAGCGACAGTTGCTTTTGCACCACTGACTTGATGTCGGCGACAGTCAGTGTCGAGCCGACCTTTTGCGGCAAGCCCGCGCCATAATCCGGATGCCAGACGTAACCCTTGACGGCGGTGAATAGCCGACGCTCAAGCCGCTGCCTTACGTCGTCATCGCCATCAACCGACAATAAGTCTCCAGTGGAATCGACGGCAAAGTCATCATTCCACTCCAGCCAAATGTCGGTCATGCGTCGTCTTCATCGCCCTTGGATGTCAGCCATGACCAGACACTGTTTGCGGCGTTCGTCGTCCAGGACCCGCTCACCTTGTCGGTGCGGGTGCCAGAAACCGTCTTGTTGAGACTGCCGGAGATTTTCACGGTATCGGAGCCGCCAATCGTCAACTCGCGATCATTCTCGACCTTGAAAGTCATCTTCTTGCAGTTGAGTGTGCAGTTGCCCTGCCCGTCGAACACCAGCGAGCCGCCGTTGCCATCGGTGAAAGTCAGGCTGCCGTCATTCTTGAAATGGATTTGCGATCCCGTACCGCCCTGACCGCCCTGACCAGCGTCCGGCGTTGGTCCGCCAGATTTCTGGAATTTGGTGTAAAGCAGCATCTCGCCGGATTTGACTTCCGGCGGTTTGTCTTGGTCGGAATGAACGCGGCCGGCTACTTTGCCGGACTCAACGTCGCCTTCCTGCCATCTGACAATGACCTGATCGCCCTGGTTATTCTGTTCAGGACCGCTCTGACCACCTTGGCCCTTGGCGTCAACGCCAGCTTGTCCTGGCTGTAACCCAATGAGGATGCCGTAATTCTGACCGATATGGCTTGTCTCAACCGGAAGCCAACCGGTCTCCTGACCTTCCGGCTGCAACGTCACCTTTGCCAGATGATTTTTGGAATCCCATGAACTGACGATGGCATGGCGTTCGCTATAGCGTCCAGCCCACCAGCGTTCGACCACCGACAGGATTAGATTATCAAGGCTCATGATGCGGTTCTGCCCTGCCCCGCTGCCCGAGCAGAAATCGAGGTGCGATAGCCGCTCATGCCGAATTCGTGGTGGACGGCATCAATATCAAATGTCTGATCGAAGAATTCCGTACCAGACAACGATAGGCCCATGCCTGCCGATACGCTAGGGTCACCGACTACGGTAGCGTGAACCACTAGTTCGTGCATTGCCTTTTCGGTGGCTTGTGCTTTGGCGTACTTCTGGACGTGCTGGTCTTCCAATGTCGGAATATGATAATTGTATTGCAGCGGCGAACCGTTGCCCTCGACGTTGGACGTGTAGGAAAAGACCTGTTTCTTCTTCGGATGCCAAGCCTTGACCGTGACCGCAATGCCCTTGCCGGCCTGCACGTTGCGGTGAACTCTTAGCGCCAGACAATCCGATGAGATCGGCTGAGTGTTCTGGTTAATGCTGATGGAATAGGTGCCAATGGGCGAGCCGATCGGCTGATAATTGAAATTGCCATTCGGATCGACCCACCACCGCGCGCCATCAAATTCCGCCATCTTGTGGATGATGTAGGAGAACGAAACGCTGTCGGACAGCTTTACAAAATCCTGCTGCAGCTTCTTGCCGGCCATGATTGTGCTGGATGCGACATTACCGGACAATCCGACGCGGCCAATGAGATCTTGAACGATCTCCGAAGGCATCTTGTTAAGCCATTTTTCGGACGACTTGTTATCGTGCAGCTTGGCCGATTTGTCGCGGCCGGTGACATGCACACAACGACCGATATAATCAAATTCGGTGGAATCCACCTCGCCGGTTAAGAGCGTGGAGGTCTGGCCTCGCGCCATCACTGAGATAGTTGCCTCATTGTCGCCGAGCGTGGCCAGTAGGCTTTCGGATTCCAGCGTTAGCGGCACTTTGACGGAAAAGGACGATGACTTGCGTTGCGCGCTTTGGCTGACACTGCCGTGCTCAACCAACAATGATCCGCCGCCAACATTGAGCCAAGCGGCGTGTGGTCCGGTCCCCGACGTGATCGCCATGATTTAAGGCAATTGGTCCAGATTGCTTGCCGCGCGGCCGACCACGCCACGCATCAGCGACAACGTGGCCTCATCATTCGCCGCAGTGGTGAGCGTCAACACTTCGTTAATGATCACACCGGGATCAGTCGATGCCTCATAAGTATCAAGCACTGAGGTGACCGTCAGTGCGCTTTGCAGGCTTGCAACCAGATTGGCCGCATTCAGTTTCAGCGCGGTTCGGGTAGCCTGCGAGGCATTCGCCAGCGGCTTTGCCGCTTCGGTTTGCGCCGCTAAACTATCCAATGCAGTGGTGATCGAAGCGGATATCATATCGGCGAAATCCCATCAGCCAAATCTTGCGCAAAGTTCAAATCGGTGCCGACCAGCGTATCGATCGACGTGGCATCCGGCGATATAGCCGCCAATGAGCCCAGCGCCGGGTTTTGCGTCACGGTGCAGACAATATGATATTCTAAATATGCAGGCATTCGGCGCGCTTCATAGATGAAACGGGACACGATCACCGATCTGAATTGACCGCCCCACGTCAATTCCACCACTTGACCAGCAGCGCGCATGGCATCGAGCGCCAAGGCAACGGAATAGGCAGTATTACCATAGAATTTGCCCTGCCAAGCGACATCGGCCTCATCCGGCCCGAGCGTATCGATTACGCGTGACCCGCCCGGCAGTTTGTGGACAACCATGGCCTGGTTGCCGCCACCCATCATTCGTTCGGGAGTGGAAAAATCGTCGAAGACGATTCCCCCCAAGATCAGAAGATCGGTCGGCATCAATTGCCCGATAGATTATGCGTTGGGTCGTTGAATTGGCCCGTGCCATTGCCGGCCGGGGCTTGCGTCGAAAATCCAGCAGAACCAGCTTGCGCATTGAAGACGGCATCACCAATCGCCTTGCCGTCGATGTTCATTTGTACGGTGATCGGAGCCAATTGCGTCTTTTGCGGCATCTTGATCGCTTCGGATAAGCCACCTACACCGAGCAAGATCTGCGATTGAATATCGTCGTCGCGTTTTTCTTCTTCCTTGGAGCGGTTCTTGTGGTAGGTCTCTAGGACACCTTCCATCGTTCCGATTCCGCCGCCTACCAACCCTCCCAGGCCAACGCCGCCAGGACCCAAGAACCATCCAGCGGCTGCGCCTAATCCGACGCCCTGCATCGCGCGGGCCCCAATAATATCGCCGCCCTCTTTTTTCGCGCCCGGAATCAATTTGGTGATGAATTCAAGGGCGCCTTTGAAATCACCTAACGCGTGATTAACAGATGGCAGGATTTTGTCGCCAAGGTCGGCCATCAAGACGTTGAATGTCTGAAAGGTCTGCCGAGCATTCTGCTTTGTCGATTGTTGTGCGTAAATCTCTTGGAAATTGCGGACCCGATTGATTTCTGCCGGATCGTTTACAGCGGCGTGAAGTTTTTTCATCCGCTCTTGGACCGGAGTTTCCGCAAGAACTGATAACGCGCCAGCGCCCCGCGTACCCGCAAGGGCCTCCAATATTGCCGCGCGACGTTCAATAGGAATATTTGGCAGATTTTCTGAAACTTTTTCCAGAAAAGAGAATTCATCTGGCTTGCCGTTCACAAACCATGTCGGCTTATGATTATCATCGACGAGGCCCAATTCCCTCAATGCGGCTTCATGCTTGTTGAAGCGCATCTTGCTCATGAGACTAGTGCCGGGCATGGCACCTTTCATCATCTCGCGAACCCAGGTGCCGGCCCTGCTCGATTTAATTCCGGCAGTCGCTAGAGCTGTCGAAGCCGCCATCGTTTGGAATGGATCGAGATCCATGCCAGCTTGCAGCAATGGCACGGCATAGCCGAATGCCGTATCCATTTGCGCAAGGGACATCGGGTTGGCGACCGACAACACCGAAAAGGCCGGTGCCAATTTCTCGACATCCTCTGCCGAATATTTCCTAAGCATGTGAGCCAGTCCGACCATCGCGGACTCGGACTCTTTCAGCCCCGTGTTCTTCAGTCTGGCTTCGGTGGCTCCATAGCGTAGAATATTAGGGAGCACCCCTACGCCGTTATCGCCTCCAGTATATTTGAATTGACGCAAAACATCCTGCGTGGCCTCGCTAACTTCGTGCTCACTATAACCGGTCTTGGTCGTGGCTTCTTTAAGGATATTCTCGAATTTCTCACGGTTCGCGAGATAATCAACGCCAGCATGTTGCGCCATGAAAACAGCGGCGTCTTCGTAATTTGCAGCCTGCAAACCAGCATAGCCGAACGCAGCTGCGGCACCGCCCACAAGACCACCGATGCGGAAATGACCGCCAGTGGGGACATGATAGCCAGGCGGTGTATAATGCGCGTTACCGCCAATGCCCAGACGATTGCCAAGAAGGGCTCTACCGCCACCACCGCCGCCAGTTGCTGTCGCAACGCCGCCTGGCGCGGGAAGAGCTGCTCTAGATACGCTAGAAATTGCGCGGCGTGCCGATGTGGCTTCCGTAGCTACCGCCTTCCACGCCGTTGCTAGGCGTTCTGTTTCGCCAATGGCTGGAGCCAATGATGCGCTACCAGCACCCGCCAATTCTCCCAGATTCTTCTTGGCTAGGTCGATTGCTTCATTTAACTGTCGGATTTGCCGCAGAATCGCAGTTATCGTCGGCGAAGCACGGTTGACGATCCTGAATATCGTCTCGACTTCGAAGGCCGTTGTCATGGTAACAATTTCTCCGGCCTACCCGTCAGAATCGAATTCGCCACGCTGCCCAGCATTCTGCGCGCGAACGGCAATATCTCCATCATCGCCCGCGAAAGCACCGGACGCGGCGGCATCCGTGATGTGCCGAATTCATGAAACAGCGCGGTCTTTTCCTCCGACCCAACGGCGACCGCGAGTTCTCCCGGCCGCAATTCGTATTTATAGGATTCCGCCATCTCGCCGGTACGCCGCAATGGCGAGGGTACCGGAAACCCCTTGCGCATCTTGTCTTCGATGGTGGATTCGGCCAGCGGCGGCCAGAACGAATGTTCGACACCAGGCATTGCGCGGGCCACGTCCTGCGTGGCTTCGCCGATCCGTTGCAGGGCGATATATAATTCGGGCACCAACCGCGCTTCCATCCGCGCCAATTGGGTCTCGAATTCCTGCAACGTCAATTTCATTGTCGGCGGACCCATTGCATGGTGGACCAGTCAAAGGTCATGCCTTCATTTTCGCCCTTGGCAATCAGCCAAGAGATGATGAAGGTGTCATCCGCCGCAAACGCGACATCAAATGGAAGATTTCCGCCACATGCCGCTACCCGAAACTTGAATTCGGGTAGCTGACTTAGTTTTTTGCGGCGTCCTTGACGTCTTCTGTCTTCGGATTGAGCGTCTTCATAGCCTCGCCAACAGCCTCAAGGCCGTCAAAGTCGAGTTCCTGAAGCATAAATTCGACCTCTTTTTCGGTCGATGGCAGCGCGTAGTCATCCATATCGATCTTGCGCACCGTGCAAGCCAAGGAGGCCATGCCATAGGTCGACTCGTTGGCGCCTCCCAATACCTTTGTTAGGCGGTAATAATCCAGGGCTGTCAGTCTCTTGACCTTAATCAGCCGACCACGTTTGTCGAAGGCCTCTGCGGTATTCGAGGACGTAATAGCCTCGGTCGCGCTTTGTTCACCTTTCGCGAAATGCTCTTTAGTCATACCTTAACACCTGTCTGCCGATAGGATTTTCAACATGAGGACATTTGTTTATGTAATTTCTGGCGAACATGGTCGCCAAAAGATCGGTTCGTCCGATAACCCGCAACAGCGGATCAACAGCCTGCAAACGGGTTCACCTTACCCGTTGCGATTTGAATTTATCGGCGAAGTCGAAGGTAACGCCGCTGGACAAGTCGAGGTCGAGGCGCATTTCCAGTTGAATGCCTACAAATCACCTGGCGGTGATGAATGGTTCACCGTGCCGCCCGATGTTGCCATGACTGCGGTGATGGCCGCTGCACATCGACTCGGTTATCGCATCAAACCCGTTGATCCGAAGGCAATTAAAGCAACAGCATTGCCTGGAGCGCCATGGGAGAAATGGGTGAGTATGGGCATCAAATTGCCGTTTCTTTACCCGGTGATCATGGCCATGCTGGCCTACGGCAACGACAATCTAGCCCTCGGAAGTTTTGCAATAGTCGTGCTAATTATGATCGGCGGTATGGCGCTTGCCAACTACATCGCGTTGCCAATAGCCCGTTGGCTTGTCGCCAATTGGGCGACCGCTACATAGGATTGGTTGACGGATCGATCGGTTTTTCAGTTTCGGCGGATTGACCATTGCGCGCTGCATAGGAGGCCTTGCGGCGCGCAACTTGGCTGCCCCAATATCGCTCAAAGCCTGCGTGCGTCATGTTCTCACCAGTGCGGGCCGATGCTGGTAGGTTGCCGCCGATATTGGTCATCGCGCCACGTGTGTAGAAGCCTAACCCCTGCTGGTGCATCAGATACATTTCGGTATCGGTGGGATCGCGATTGAACTTGGCACGAAATTGGCGCCGATTTTCTTCAAATAGCCGCCCTGCGGCCATCGCATTGTCACGTGCCGAATAGATATTGCCTTGCCCGAACCGCCGCCATTCATCGTGCCCGATTTGATAGAGACCCTTGTATTGTGTTTTAGCGTTGGCGTTCGAACCAGGGTTCATTCCGGACTCAATAGAAGCAATTGACCGCATGAAATTCGGGTCGAGATGATGCGCCTTGGAAGCCTCGACAATTGCCTCGTCGGTCTCTCTTGATCCTTGCGAATATGGACGCGAAGGTTTTTCGGCAGGGTAAGTCTCGCCCTTGGGCTGATAGGACGGCTTCTCTTCCCTGTGCGGTTCTAGCGTCTTGGGCTGATGGACTGGACGATTGCCGCTTGCCGATCGATGCTGACGACCTGATGGCCGCCTCAGCTCGCCTGATGGCGCGGCTGAGATGCCGCGGTCGGCGCGACCTTCAGGGACATAACCCGAAACGTCAGGAATAAAATCGTCGACAATATCGTCTTCAGTGACGAGATTGATATAGCCGACCTCCCTGCCATCTACGGTAATGACCCCGATACGCACGTCTTTAGGCGATCTTGACCTTTGTCGAGGCCATGCCCTGCATCCGCTGCGTCACGACTTTGTCCCGCGCAATGTCGCCCATGTCCGACATGAACACCACGAATTTGATGTACTGATAACGGCTGACGGTGCCGTCAGGGTTGCCCACGGTCACGTTGAGCACGCCAGGTGCCTGTACCTGACCCGCCGCAAAGTTCTGCGCAAACGTGATCATCAAGTCTTCCAGCACCGACCCGGTGCGGGTGATCGTGAAATCGACCACATAGCCATCATTGATATATGCGTAACTTGGGTCCGCATTGTATGGCATATTCTTGATGGTGTGGTGCTGCGCGGTGATCTTGACGTCTTGGATGTCGCCAAGATTCACCAGAGCTTGCTGATTGGCGTCGTAATACGCAATGCTGTAATCGACGCCGGTGTTCATACCGTTTGTCGGGATGGTAGCCTCCTATTTGGCTAGGATTGTTGTTTTGGCGTCGGTTACGAGGTGGGATTTGCAGTATTGATGGAAGGCGCGAACTGCGAGATGTTCGGCACGCTGGTCTGGACCGAAACGTTGACGTTGCTGCCGCCCTGGAATTTGACCACGAAATATCGAACCACTGCGAGATATCGGACTGCCCAATACAGGAACAGATAACCCTGCGCGATCGTGGTCGGTGAGTTGTTGGTGAGGTCGCAAATCACCGACCAACCGTCGATCATGCCCTGACCGTTGAGGCCGTTGCCGACTGCAGGCGAAGCCAGTTGCTGCGACAGACCGTCGAACAGCGCCTTGGCCTGGTTGCGGGTCTGGTCGTTGGCTTGGATCGACTGGAGCTTGCCGACGAACGATCCTGCCGCCTTGCTCTGCGCGGTGCGGATCAGGAAGTTCGTCATCCGGGTGTATTCGTCGCCATTGGCCGCCGTGTTGCTTGAGGCGTTACGGGCCGAAGCGAACGAGAAGTAGAAGCCGCCTGGAGACTGGTAGGACGGCAACACCAGATCGATGCCGTTGAGGTTGACCAGAGAGAGGTCAGGTTCGGCATAGGTCGCGAGCAATTTCGAAGATTGCGTCGCAGTGACGCCTTGTAGCGGCTTGTTGAGCGCGGAATTCTGCGGGCTCAAATTGCCGTAAATGCCAACCGAGAATGCCGTTGGATTGACTAGCCGTTCGACGCTGTTGACATCGTCAAAGAAATAGGTCCAATCGCCGGTGATCAGTTTGAACCAGGACGAGTCGATGCCGGCATTCTGCCGCGCCGCGATGGCGGAAGCAATCGAACTGCCCGATGGCATCGATTGATGCGCATAGCAGGTTTCCGACAGTGCGAACGCCGCGATGTTGGCATAGTTGGCAATCGTGGTCAGATCGATTAGTGTGAAGCAGTCCACGCCGGAGCTACGCAGCGCGTACATGCCCTTGCGGGGCACGACATCCTGACCCACCAGGGTCGCGTCGGTGACGCCAGAGGCGCCATCTGTGCCTCCTGAGAGGGTCACAGGCGAAGATAACGTCGGTGCTGCGGTGGATACACCGGCTGTTGCGACAACCGACCTGGACGCGCCGCTAAAGGCGTTGCCGTTGTTGATGGCCGCCGCCACGTTGGTCCAGAACGTCTGCCAAGTGCCGGTGCCGCCAGCCAACGTCGCGCCAGACAGGACAATGTTGGTCGAGACCTTCGCCAAGGTCAGCGCGTTGCCCCCGGTGCCCGCCGATGTGCCGCCGTTGACGTACTGGTTGGCGGTGAACGTCAGCACATTGCTGGCAGTCAGCGCGTAGTTGAACTTGACGAGGTTGGTGTCGGCAGACGCTTGCAGGAAGCTCAGCAGGCTCGCCAGCGTGACCGCGAGCGAACCGCCGATCTGCACCTGATTGCCGGATGGTGCGCCTGACACGAAGGTGATCGCGGTGCCGCCGACCGTCAGCGTATCGTTGGCGGAAGGTTGCCCGCTAAAGGTCGCCGTGCCTGTGGCCGCTACCGGCCCAAGCACGTTGTTGATCTGTTCTGGCTGAAGGCCGGGAAAGGCAATCACCGCCATCAGCGAATAGGCCAGCGCGCCTTGCTGGAACGAGACCCGGATGTTGTTACCGAGGATGCCGGTGTATTTGGCCGTAATGGTCAGCGCGCCGGAGGTGATCGAAGCCGTGGCGGCCACGTCGGTGCCGTCCGTCACCCGCACAGCCTGCCAGCCGATCGCACTGCCGACCTTGCTTCCTGCCGCGATATGCGTGGCAATGTCATAGGTGCGGATCAGCGGCGTGCCGATCTTGATCGCGCCATCCGAAGGACCGCCGATCGGAATCGGCACGTTGGTCGGTCCCCAAGAGGCAACACCGACAAGGCCTTCGATGTTGGTGGGCGTACCGACAAGGAATGGATTTGGCGGAATAATATCGCCATAGACGCCAGGAACCGATAACGCAGCAAGATTCTGTTGGCCGTCCAGAAAGACGTTACCGGTCATTTAAGTTGTCTCCAATAAAAAACCCGCCTCGAGGGCGGGTTCATCTGGTTGATGGTTGTTCGTGTTGTTTAGTCGTTGGATTCGACCGGGATGACCGGTTCATCTTTGGCAGGCACGCGAATGACGCGGCCTTCGTGTTCGGCCATCAGTTTCGCGATCTCGCCGGGATCGGTGATCTTGTCGCCAACGTTATAGCCGTGGAATGGATGACGAACGACGAGATGGTACATAGCGTTTCCTTACGTTTTATAGGATATTTAGATATTGGGAATCTTGGCCTTGGCTGAAATCGAGGTCCGGCGTTGGTGCTGGCGGTGGTTGTGGCGCAGGCGTTGGTGCGGGTACGGGAGCTGGCTGCTTCTTCGGCTTTCTGAATTTAGCCGCCAGCCAGTCGATCCACTTGCGCATCGGTGCCCTTAAGCGATTGCAGTAGCAATTGCAGTATTGGTTGGATCGGTGATTCTGACCGTGACGCTGGTCACCACGTAACCGGGGAATAAATCGAC